CTTCGGTTGTTGGCAAAACGAGAGTGTAAAAAATTTATGAGTTCTATTTTTGAGAGAAATTTTAATTTTAATGGGTTACTTAACCTAGTTCTTAAGTCTGAGAAAGGGTTTTAATATAAGGGGAAAAATAATGGCAATTAATCAAAAATACAGCTATAATGGTTACAATCCAGAGAGTCAAGCAGTTAAAAACAAAAAGGCTGAATTGAAGCAGAAATTATTGAGCAAACAGATAATTTACAAAGAATATTCTGCTCAAATTAGTGCAATGAAACGAGGCTTTAAATATATGGATTTAACCAAAGAGCCTGCGAAAGATTTTAACAATACTGAGATTGTTCATAGTAGCTTTGCACAGAGAGAGCCGTTTACAGATGTGTTTCCTTCTGATATGACAGGTGTTACTTTTATAAATTGCAATCTTAACAATTGTAATATCCCTGTTGGAAATACGGTTGAGGGTGGCTGTAATAAACACCATAAAACTCAGAATGACTGCGAAGAATGGGTTGTTGATACTCTGTTAAAACCTATAGAACCGTTAAGTCCTGAAAGGTATGACAAATTTGGATTAAGCAAAAATCCGAAAGATATTTCTGCAACACCTCTTATAGAATCAATAATTATGCAAGCTGAAAAAAATAAGGTTAAATCTGACAGGAGAGCAAAGATACTTGAAGTTGCGGGGAATCCTACTTTGCTAGATGAATTGATTAACAGTGGAAAGGGATTATAATGACTTACAAAAATGTGGTTGAGCAAAAATCAACAATAAATGAATTATTAGAAAAATTGCAAGAATTAAAAGAGCAAGGATACGGCGATTTTAAGGTCGTATGTAATAGTGAATACAATGTTATTGCAGACACGCCAGACATTAAAGAAGATAGAAAATTTATTGACTTTGGAGGGTGGTGCTAATGGCTATTAATGATTATTTTCATGTGACTGATGCGGGTGCTGGTGATAAATCTGGCGATTCCTGGGCTAATGCAATGGATGAGGCCGCTTTTGAGTCTCATCTTGAAGGTGCTGTCGTTGCAGGGGATGTTCATTTTGTAATGGATGGTAGTTATACATTAGATTCAGATATTGACTTTAATGCTCGCGATGGGACGGAGGTTTCTCCAATTGTAATTATTGGTGTAAAAAGTGGAACAACAAATGAAGGGGCTGCGGTTGTTTATTCCGATTGGTCAAGAGATGCTGCTGATAGACCATTTTTTGATTGTGCAACGTATCGAATTCACACAGGGAATTTTTGTATAGTGAGAAATTTTGATTTACAAGGAGCAGATTACAGAGTTTTACAGGTTGATAATGATTGCCTCATTGAAAACTGTAGGGCTGACAATGATTATGGTTCATCTGCTGAAAGATATGCGTATGACGTAGCAGTAACAAGCAGACTTATTAATTGTGAAGGTTTATCTGCAAATTGTAACATTCTTCTTGCATGGTCGAATAGTAAAATTTTGTTTAATTATTTTCATGATAGTTCAGACGCAACTTATGGCATTGGGGTAGACGACCGAGCTTATGATGATAATATATTGATAGCATTTAACATATTTGACAATCTTACTATAGGTATAAAATCAGTAGCAAGACAAGATACTACGGTATTAAACAATACATTTTATGAATGTGACAAAGGTGTTTCTAACACAACTGGTTATTCATGGACATGCATTAATAATATAATGGAAGAAAATGATACCGATGGTTTTGTATGGACGACACAAACAGACAGTAACTTTTTCTGGAAAAATCATGGGGATGATGCTCGATGTAATGATATGTGGGATTTGGTGGATACTACTACGGTGTTTCAGGATTATGAGGTGAGTACAGGCGACCCGAAATTTACAACTCCGGGGAGTGATTTCAGTTTACAAGATAGTTCACCGAATATTGATAACGGTATTGGAATATCGTTGGGGGTATAAATGGCTGACACATTGAATCAAGGTGCCTGGCAGGGCGATTATAAGGATAGCGGTACTAATACTTTAGAACAAGGTGCCTGGCAGGGGAGTAGTGAGCCGGTTGAAAGCGGTAGTATTTCTTGTTCTATCAGTTTAGGATTAGGTTTAAGTGCTTCTATTTCCGGTAAAGGGAATATTAGTGGGTTACTTAACGTAGGTTTAAGTTTATCTGGTGATTTAGTTGGTAAAACTAGTTTGTCTGCTAATATACCTATAGAATTAGATTTATCTAGTACTTTAGTTGGTAAAACTAGTTTGTCTGCTAATATACTTATAGAATTAGGTTTATCTAGTACTTTAGTTGGTAAAACTAGTTTGTCTGCTAATATACCTATAGGTTTAACTTTATCTGGTGATTTAGTTGGTAAAGGAAATATTAGTTCTAATATACCTATAGGAATAAGTTTAAGTGCAACAATGGTTTCTATTGGAATATCTGTTAATATACCCATAGGTTTAAGTTTAAATGCATCCATATTGGGTAAAACTAGTTTATCTACTAATATACCTATAGGTTTAAGTTTGAGTGCTACGATGGTTCCTATTACAATGTCTGTTAATATACCTATAGGAGTAGATTTAAGTGCATCTATATCAGGCAAAGGTAGCATTAGTTCTAATACACCTATTGGTTTAGATTTATCTAGTACTTTAGTTGGTAAAACTAGTTTATCTACTAATATACCTATAGGTTTAACTTTATCGAGTATTTTATTAGGTAAAAAATTTGCCAGTGTTAATATGCCTATTGATTTAGCTTTATCTAGTACTTTAGTCGGTAAAGGAAGTATTAGTGGGTTACTTAACGTAGGTTTAACTTTATCTAGTGTTTTAACTGGTAAAGGGTATATTGCATCTAACATACTCGTTAGTTTAATTTTGAATGCTTCTATTACTGATGCTGGAGCAATAGTGGTTACTGTTCACAGAATAATTATACCTAAGATAGATAGTATAATAATTCCTAAAATTCATTCAATTCAAATTCCAAAAACGGAGGTTATAAATGTCTCTTAGTAATTCTGCTGAAACTAATTTACTTGAACTTCTTTTCACTAATGCAGATTGGGCTAATATTGGTGATGCTGGAGGTTTAAGAGGTAGTGTTGCAGCTGGTAGTTTTTATATTTCACTTCATACAGCTGACCCCGGTGAAGCTGGAGACCAAGAAACTAATGAATGTGACTATACTAGTTATGCACGTGTAGCAGTAGCACGTAGTGGCGCAGGTTGGACTGTTGCATCTGAAGTAGTTGATAATGATGCAGCTATAACTTTTCCACAGTGTACTGGTGGCACTAATACTGCTACTTATGCTGCTGTGGGTAGTGCTGCTTCTGGAGCAGGTGAACTAATTTGTAGCGGTGCTTTAGCTGCTTCACTTGCTATCAGTAATGGTATTACTCCTGAAATAGCTGCTGGTGATTTGGATGTAACCGCTAGTTAATTTTAATTAGGAGGCGGATATGTCATATTGGAGAATACCTGAAGTTCAAATGGACAATACTCTTGGTCAGGATGAAATATTTGAATTTGATTTTACTTCTTATCTAGACGGTAGTAATATTGCTTCTATAGAAAGAGTTAATGTGCCTTCTGGACTCACTAATTATTCAGAAACTTTTGATACTAAAAAGGTATATTTAGGATTGAGAAGTACATCATCTATTGTAACTGATACAGAGTTTTTAGTTTCGGTAAAAATAGCTAGCAACGATAGTCCAGCTAGAAAACCGACAAGAACTATTAAAGTTATTGTACAGCCAATGTAAAGTAAATTAGGAGGCCATTTTGCCAGAACAATTGCAGGAATTTCATTTAAAACATATGTACTTTAGACAAGTGGGAGGGATGTCTGCTTATGAAATAGAACAAATGGCAGAAAAATATCCTATAGCTAGACAAACTGACCAGGGAGTACCTGTATTTGGAATGATTAGTGCTCTTTCTCAAGAACTTAGGGAGTATAGAAGGATTTTTGGCACTAATTTAAAAGAAGGTACTGAAAGTGCTTCTTTAGAATATGAGTTAAAACATGAAAATTTACTTTCTAAAAAGATACTTAATCAGACTAAGTTGGGTATATTGATACTTAAAGAAGAGGCATCAAAAAGAGTAAAAGATGTTTTTAGGGCTACAGTAAATTCTGTAAAAGTAGCTATTAAACATTCTGCTTCGCGTTTAATGTGTATGGAAATTAAAGGTCAAAGGGATATAGAAAAGATTCTTACGGAAGAATACAATGAAGCTATACGTAGCCTTGAAGAAGGGGCTAAAGTAATCTCATGGGAAGAAGATGGGTCACATAACCTACTTCAAACTAGGTTAGCTGATTTAGAAAGCCAAGATCCTGAGTTTACAGAGGTTGCAAGGATGGCTCAACGTGGAAGAAGTTAAAATAAGTCGTGAAGAATTAAATATTCTTTATTTACCTGAAAGAATATCAGCTATAGAGGTGGCTAAGAAAATTAGACTGCCTTATAAATCAAATATTTTAAGTAAAATAGACTTAGAATTAACTCCCTATATAAAGTTTCCTATATCCCTTAAAGGTAATGGTCAAGTTAAGTGGGTGTTTATAATAGCCCCTACTCAATCTGGAAAAACTGTTTCTTTACAAGTAGCTATAGCTGATGCAATAGACCAAGACCCTGGTACTCTTATTTATATTAATCCTGATGAAGTTTTGTCTAAGAAAAATATGCATGGAAAAGTTATTGAAATGATTAACAATACCCCTTGTTTAAAAGAGCATACTCAGGGAGTAAAGAAAACATCTAGGTCTGAAATTGAACTTGATAATATGACAATATACCCTGCATGGGCAGGTTCACTTGCGACATTAAGTTCTATTGCAGCTAAAACAGTTATACTTGATGAATTACGTTTAATGAAATTGATGATAGGTGATGAATCCAATGCTTTAAAGTTAGCTAATGATAGATTAACTACCTATCTTCATATGGGGCTAGGTCAAGGTTTTGGGGTGAGTACTCCATCGGTTGAAGGGGATTTATTACATCAACAATTGACTGTCCCCAGTACTCTTGTACTTAAATGGGCTGTTAAATGTGAAAACTGTGGTAAGGTACAAGTTTTAGATTTTTTTAAGAATAAGAAAATTATTGAGAGAAATGGAGAAGAAATATATAAATGTACTTGTGTGGCTTGCGGTCATGATTTTGATGATTCTGACCAAAAAAGAAAGATGAATAGTACTGGACGATATGTAATTGAAACCAATAGTGGGTTACTTGACTTACCTCCTGAATTACCTGATAGAGTGCTTTGTTGGTATGATTCAATGGTTTCTCCATTTCGCTCTTTTCAAGCTATATGGCAAGAGTTTAAGAAAACTAAAGATAAGCTTCATGATTTTAAAAACTTTTGGCAATGTTGGTTAGCCAAATTTTGGATTGATGATATTAGTAAAACTAGTGTAGATGAACTTGAAAAGCATAAGGTAGAAGATATTGTTGGGGTAGTTCCTGAATGGTGTAAATTATTAACAGCAGGAATAGATTCTCAAAAATCTGGATTTTATGTAGTAGTTCGTGCATGGGGAGCTAATAGAAGGTCACGTGTAATTGATGCTTATCATCTTGAATGTAGATTACCTATTGCTGATGAAAATGATGTTCGTAATATAATTAAAAGGGATGTGACTAATAGAATATATACAACTTTGGAAAATAAAAAATGGCAAATAGGTATGTATGCTATAGATACTGGAGGTAATCGTACTAAACAAATTTATGCGGGTACTTCTGGTTTAGAAAGAATAATTTGGGTAAAAGGTAGGGATAATCAAAATGTTACTATAAATTATAGTAAAGATTATAATTTATATTTAGTAAGGACTATTGAGTATCTCGATGAGACAGAAGAAAAATCTTTTAGTGATAATTTTGAAATAGCTAAAAATATAACTAAAGATTTTTTAAGGCAGTATGTAAATATAAGGAAAACTCGTAAGGTTAATAAAAATACAAATGAAGTGACATATATATACAAACATATTGGTCAATTTGATTATCGTATGGCTGATATACATAGTTTTATATGTTTAGATATACCTACTTCTGAAGGTACGTTTAGAAAAGAGCTTGAACAACTTGATTTTTCTTTTAATCCTATTATAAAGAAAATTGAGGAAGAAGCTAAGGAAACTATTGAAGGACTCAATGATGAAAGGGAAAAATTGGATGAGTATGACATTGGAGAACTTTCTGATTGGGACTAACTTTATATAAAGGATATTATTATGACAAGAGTTTTTACATCATGGGCTGATGAATTAGCTCGTTTTAAGAATGCTTTAGCTGCAAAAGAAGTAGACTCGTTTTGGATAATGTCTACTGAAAACAGTAGAGAAATGCGCACTGTATATACTAGACTCGGTAATGTTACTCAATTTATTGAGTGGTTAGAAATGAAAGCTACGCTAGAAGCAGAAACAAATGATGGTACGTCTGGTGGACTTTTAACTAGTGTAGGAGGTGCATAATGCCTTCTCCTTATGATATTGTTAATGAGTCTCCTTATTTTAGTGATTGGTTTGATGGGTTACATGAGCTAAGTCCAGATACTGAATTGGAAATGGATCAAAGTTTACAACAATTAAGAAAAACTAGTAGTAAACTTATTAAAAATAATTTTATTGCTAGTAGTGCTCAACTTGCTTATATTAATACTTTATTAGGTGGTACTGTTGATATTGATGTTTCTAAAACAACGGAATCTTTTGAAAAAGAGGTTATGCGTTTTTTTGGTGAGACAATGCAAGGGATGGATATTAATAGAGAATATTCATTGACTCAAATAGCTGAACAAATTATTACTTCTGCTTTTACTCATGGTGATATATTAATTAATTTACCTTTAGATAAAAGAAGCAGAAGAAAAGTAAAAACTTATGTAGAGTTAATTGAAGCTTCTCGTATAAAAACCCCTCCTGAGATGAAGGAAAATAATCTAATTAAAGAGGGTGTTCATTATTATGAAAGTGGAAGATTAAAGGGTTATTGGGTAATTAAAAATAAAAAATACAATAGTAAAATAAACTACTATAGTGCTAAAAAAGAAGATTTTAAATTTTTTCCTGCTTATAAAACTTCTGGAAATTTGACAAGAAGAGTTTGTTGGCTATTTAAAGCTCCTCTGAATTTAAGACCGGGTCAATCAAGAGGTATACCTGTTCTTACTGGTTCTATGGGTCTTTTAAGGTATACTAATCAATATCTTGAAGCTGTACTTGTAGGAGCAAGAGTAGCTGCTTGTTTTGCAGGTTTTATTTCAACAGATAATCCTGCTCAAGCTAGAAAAGACTTAACTGAGGCAGGAGAAGATGTAAATATAAAAATTAAAGGACAGAAAAAAGCTAAGTTGCAACCGGGAATGCTAAGTTATTTAAGAAAAGGTGAATCTATAACTTTTGCTTCTCCTAATCGTCCCTCTGATAATTTTGATAACTATGTTTTAAGATTAGCTAAGTTTGTAGCCATGACTGTACGTATACCTTATCAAATGCTTTTTTTGGATATGAGTGAAGCTAATTATTCTAACTATAGAGGAGGTACTCTTGAGGTAGAACGTAATATAAATAGGTGGAGACGTGATTTATCAAATTGTTTAAGGTGGATTATTTTTACATTTCTTCAAGAGGGTTTAGTTAGAGGTGCATTAAAAGGTACATTAAAAGGAATGATTTTAAAAATAACTTTACCTGTCTATAAAACATTGGATGAAGAAAAATCAGCTAGGGCAAGAAAAGTTGACTTAGCTACAAATTCAACTAGTCAACACCGTATTCAAGCAGGTCTAGGACTTAGTTATGAAGAACTTTTAGAAGAGCTTAAGAAAGAAGCCTTAGATGCAGTAGAAAGAGAAGCTGAAGTCCTAAAGAGAAAAAAAGAATTATCAGAAGAATATGAAATTGTATTTTCAGACCAAGAAGAACAAAATAGAGATACTTCTACTTCGCGTAGAGAAGGAGAAGCAGAAGGTGAAGACTTGGATGAAGATGATGCCAAAGAAAGGAGAAAAGAAGATGGAAATTGGTAGTAGTTTTCTTATTCAACATTTTATGAATTCTGTATGGCTTATTCATCCTGAAAAATTAAAGACCATGACAGAAGTCATACTTCAAAAAGTTATGGACGATGGGTCATTTAACCTACTTCAGCTTGAACCAAGAAATGAAAAACGTTCTCATGTACAAAAAATAGGTAATGTAGCTATACTTAACATTGAAGGTGTTTTAGTACCTAAAGCTAGTTGGTTAGATACAATGTGTGGTTTTGTTTCTACTATAGAATTACAAACTGAATTTGAACAGTTGGTAAGTGATCCTATGGTAAAACGTATTGTATTATATTTTGACAGCCCAGGTGGTACTTCTTTGTGTATACCTGAATTTGCTAATTCTGTATATAGAGCTAGGTCAGAAAAAGAAGTAGTGGCTTTTACTGATACTTTTATGTGTTCAGCAGCATATTTTATCGGGTCAGCAGCAGAACAAGTTGTGGTTACTCCTTCTTCAATTATAGGTTCTATTGGAACTTATATATCTCTAATAAAAGAAAAACCTGAAAAGAGGGATTTTGATATACATATTATTCAAGCAGGTGATAATAAATTATTTGGGAGTCCTGATACTCCTTTGACAGATGATGAAGTAAGCTATTTTCAAGAGAAAGTAGATGCTAACTATGAAAATTTTACTGCGGCTGTTGCCCAGTTTAGAAACGTATCTCAAGAAGAGGTTAAAAAGACAAAGGCCAGTTATTATACATCTGGTGAAGGTGCTCCTGAGTGGTTATATGATATTTTAGCTGATGCAAATTATGTTTTGACTTAATTAACCCTATTTAATTTAAGGAGGTTTTATAATGATGTTCTCTAAAACTAAATTGGATCTTAAAAAAATAAAGGAAGAAGATCCAGAAGCCTATCAAGAGTTAGTAAGTGAGGCTGAAAATAATTTAGATAAAAAAGAATCTGTTGCTCTAAAAGAAGCTAGAGAGAGAATAGCTGCTTTTGAAGTTAAGGAAAAACGTAAAGAAATCGATGCTAAAATTGAAAAGTATGGTGTTGATTTGAATGTTCCTGAAATAGCTAAAGAAGCTATTGAGAATGGATTGGAATTTTCTGATGCATTAGTAAAAATTATTGATGCTCATATTGAAAACCAAACAAATCTTGAAGATTCGTTTGATGAAACCGCACCCGCTCAAGCAGGTGTTAATAATGAAACAGAAGATGAGGAAGCTCCTAAGTCTATGGTTGAAGCAATAAGGATGATAGCTGAAAGAGATGGTATTACTAAAGCAGAAGCAGCTAAAAAAGCAATGAAGGAATTCCCTAATCTTATTGTTAGAAAAGTAAAGGATCTTGAAGAAGAAGATTAATGGGTTACTTAACTTAATTCCAATTATCTGGAGGAAACATGATACAACAAAGAACTATGCAGTTTACTTGTGCAGCTGGTTTAGTTCAGCAGCGTTTTGTAACTGTAACTAAATCGACTGATACGGTGGCATATACTGCTGCTGGGGCAAAACCTGATGGTATAACCGTTGGGGATGAGAGTAATCTGAGAATTGAAGTTTTACTTTTGGATAGTCTTTTTCAGTCATTCTATTTTGATTCTGCTGGAACAATTGCTGTAGGCGATGAAGTTGAAGTAGGAGCAGATGGTAAAGGACAGAAACAGACTAATGGAGCTATAGCTTGTTATGCTAAGACCGCAACTGTTGTCAATGGTTTTGGTGTTGGTTATAATACTGAAGTAATGAGGGGTAGTCCTGCTGGAACACCTAATACTGGTATCACTTCTGTTGAAGAAGTAATAGGTTCATGGCATAAAACTACTATTACTGTTCCTATTGCTACTGTACTTCCAGCTATAGCAGGTGGTGCTGATTTGGCAGTTGGAAAATTGCTTTATACTTTTCCGGCTGGAGTTATAGTTGTTAAATCAGCTCATATGAGTATGGCACTTGATGAGCTTGATGGTAATATTACTGCTGATACTCCTGATGTCGGTATTGGTACTGTTATTGCTACTGGTGCTGTATCAGTACTTGGTGGTACTGGTACTTTTGAAGATATTATTACAGGTAGAGCAGCAGCAGATTGTAATGGAACAGCTACAGTGGGTGCAGCTATGCCTACTGGAGGTGTAGGTGGACTTGTTATTGCTGCAGCTGATGCTCATACAGTACATTTTAATGCAGCAGATGGTTGGGCTGCATCAGGTGAAGCAGCTTGTCCTATTGTTGGAACAGTTGTTCTTGAATGGGTAGCATTGACTTAATGGGTTACTTAACCTAATTCTAATTAATATTGTGGAGGTTTATAATGAGTAAATATCTTGGAACCGCTTTACGCGATGATATAAAGGAATTATTGGATGAGTCTCCTATGGACTTGGTCGATTACCAAGCTAATGAGATGCTTCCAGAATTACCAGTAAGTAAGGAGTCTGGTCGAATACCTGTACTTCCTACCAGTGCTGGTATGAAACAACTTGATATTAAACGTGCTCCGCAAGGAACGTTTAAACGTGGAAAATGGGTATGGAGTGATAATACCTATGAAACTTTTGAATATGGTTATGAAGAACCTGTAGACAATGTTCAAAAGAAGCAAAATGCTGATGTTTTTGATGAAGAAGTAGTGGCTGGTAATATTGCTAGAAACCAGCTTTTTATTGCACGTGAAAAACGTGTAGTTGATGCTCTTCATAATGAAACTACTTTTACTGGTGCAACTAATCTTTATACAGTTACACATGAGTGGGATGATACTACTAATGCTGTTCCTTTTACAAATATAACAGCAGTGGCTGATGTAATATTTGCAAAAAGTGGTATCCCGCGAAGTGAACTTCATTTACAACTTAATGAAGTTATCTTTAGAAACGTATTGAGATGTGACAATGTAAAAGGTGATATTAAATATACATCTGCTATTGATACTATGAATAAAGCACAGAAACTACAGTTTCTTGCTGATTTCTTTGCTATTAAGCAGGTACATATTGCTACGTCTTTTGCTGATAGTACCGGATTAGGTATAGAAAATGCTACTCTTGAACGTCTTTGGACTGATGAGTATGCAATGGTTTATTATCCTTGTCCTAATGTAAATTCGTGGAGGGTTAAAGGTCTAGGTCGTCAACCTGTTTGGTCTGGTTTTGGTGTAGCGGATTATATGGTTGAGGATTATCCTGAACCTCAGTCAGACTCTATTGTTGTCAGGGTAAGAGAGTATCGTGGTGAATTTGTTAATACTCGTTATGGAGTATTAATGAAGAATATGACCACGTAATTCGCTGGTATGGCCTCCTAAGTCTACTGGTATAGAGAAAGTTAGAAGTGGGTTACTTAACCCACTTCTAACCTTAAATTACTTAATTTATTAATATTATCTAAAGGAGCTTTTATGGCTACTACAGAATTGAAAGGCGTAAGAGCTTTTATAGTTGGTACTAATAAAGTAATGAAAGACCATAGAATAGCTATGCAACAAGCCATAGCTGAGGGTTTAACAAAGACTAGATTAAGGGCGGAAGAATATATTATAGAAAATACAACTGGTAAATATAATCCTTACCATGCAAGAAAAGAACAACCCAGTGTTTCAGGACGTTTAACGAGTAGGACTGGTAAATTAAAATTAATGCTTAAAAATGGAGCTAGTTCAAGTAACCCATTAAAAAATTGGACTGGGTTTGGGAATAAAATTGCAAAACAATCTTCTGTGGCTTTGCATAGTATGGTCAGGGCTGAGAAATTAAATAGAAGAGAGGAAAGATATATTGGAACAATTAGAGTTTTACCTAGAGGAGGAGACCCCAGATTGTTTAGTACTGTTAGAGGTCAACCTCAGGAATCTTTACAGACTCTTGTCATTCGTTTTAATTGGGAGTTTGGAATAAGAGGAGGCAGGAGACCTATTTTTGCTCCTGTAGCTAGTGAAAGAGATTTTCAATTGCGTAAATTAGTTGAACAAAAAAATGCTAAAATTTGGAGACTAGGTTAATGAAAGGAGCTTTATGGCTAAAGAACCCTTAGCTGATTTTTTAGATTCGTTAATAAATAAACACATAGAGTACGGTACTTTTGCTAGAAACCCTGAAAATATTATTATAGGAGAAACCTTAACCGGACTTGTACAAAAAAGTGATGATTATTTTCCTAGAATAGAAATATTAATTACTAAACTTAAGGGTGATGGATTTATAGACCAACGAAATATGAATCAATCCTTTCGTATAAGTCAAGCAGGGTACATAAGAAGAAAAGAAAATGTCACTATTCCTCAAGATATGTTTGATGCTATTAGATGGGGTAGAGAATTTTTAAAAATACTTTATATGTTTCATGATGATAGAGTATCTGGTATTTTTCCTTGTGATGGATTTATTCAAATATCAGGGTATCCAGAAGTATTTTTTGAATATGAAATGTTTCCAAAAATAACTTCAGTAGTTGTTGAGGCCGAAGCTGAAATACAATTAGCTGATAATTATACTAACAATTAAAAGGAGGTTTATATGCCGAATGAACCTACTCCTAAGATATTTCAAACCGGTGCTATGAAACAAGAGCAAGGATTATCAGCAGTAAGTAGTAGCCAAACTTTTACTTCTGCTTTTGCTACAGATATCCTTACTTTAGCAGCTACATTAGGTTTAACTACAGGAGATGCCGTTCAATTAAGTACGACTGGGGCTGATTTACCTGACCCATTGGCGGAAGATGTTGAATATTTTGCTATTGTTCTTACTGCAACCACACTTAAATTAGCTACAACTTATGCTAATGCAATAGCGGGTACACCTATTAACTTAACAGATGATGGTACAGGTACTCATACAATGGAAGTACATGTATGTCAATCTGATGGTTGGGGTGGTTCTTCTGCTGTACGTACATTGGGTGCTAATGATGCTTTTCCTTGGATTAATTTTAGCAATGATGTACAAATAGCTACAGAAAAAGATAGTAGTGTAGTTACACGTGCATTTGAAACTACTCCAAGAATGCTCGGAAAAACTGTAAGTAACCCATTATCTTATTATGCTCGATATAAGAGTATGAATAGATTTCATTATTGGATGTGGGGTTTTGAAAATAGTATTACTGAGGTGGTTGTATGCCGTGCTGGTTCTTCTCCTTTTAGTGCTGCTCCTACTATTGGAGATACTTGTACAGATGGAGGAGCCAATAACTTTAAATTTTTAAGGGCCGAAGTCACTAGGACTGAAACTCTTTATATTTTTGAAGCTGTAGATAGTGTAACTGTTACAGGTTTAACTATTACAGAATCTGGTGGTTCTCCGTGGGTATTTACTCTTACCAGTGCAAGTGCTGTTATGTATGAGCATATTTATGAACTTGATTCTTTAGGTAGACGTTTACGTTCATATACTGTTGCTGAGTTAGCCGTATTGACTACTCTTTACAC